TATAAATATATCCATGAGTAAATTAATACGAATATCAGATGTTATCGAGACAAAGCTCAGAAAAGAAAAAGAGCTTGAATTTTATCGAGAACAGATTGAAAAAATAAAAACCAAAATGTCTTTCCTACAAAAAGATTTAGACATTACTAATATCATTATTAATATAATTGAAAATGAAAAAGTAATGGACGTAAAAGAAAATATGGAAAAACGAATGATAGGAGAATTCGATGCTAGGGACATGGACTAAAGCAGAATTTAAAGCTAAATTACAGGAAGGCGAATGCCTTGTCACCTGGGAACGTAATGATAAAACTGGTACACGCAGTAAGCATTACACACTCAAGCCTGAACTAATTCCTGATATGCCAAACAAGCGCGGCCGAGTAAACAATCCACCTTTGTTGACACCTTCTCATACTGGTTGTTATGATATCCGCAAGGATCGGTGGGATGGTATTAAAGTAAAGAAAGTGATTTCAGTGGAACTCGTTGAAGAGTAATGCCACATTCCGCAAACCACGTTGTAAAAAGAATGACTTATTTTAATGCTGAAATAGATCGTCTTGTTATGATGTGCGATGATAATGAAGAAATCCTAATGCTTGGTAGTTGTCTTATGACTTCTGCCAAATCACTTTTTGATGGAGCAATGGGTAGTGAAAAAAGGAAAACAATAATTGATGAGCTCAACAAGACAGACTAACCGTGTTGTTATTACAGGCATGGGCACTATAAATTCTTTGGGATGGACTGCCCAAGATACAATGAAAGCAATGGCCGAAGGTACCGACGGCATTAGCGAACTCCAAAACATCATAGAAATCCAAAATATGCGTTACACTCGTGGTGGCCAAATTAAAGGCTATGATGAAAAAGACCATTGGACAAGAATGCAAATTGCAATCTTTGATAGGTTTACACAACTCAATATACTTGCAGCCCGTGAAGCAGTAGAACAATCAGGTTTAGAATTTGATGGTGAACTTGCTGAAGAAGCAGGTATTATTATGGGTAACGGTAGTGGTGGTGCTGAAACCTGGGAACGGACATATCATAATTACTTTGCATCTGATAATCCAAAACGCCGTGCTAATCCTTTTATTATTCCACGTGTTATGGGTAACGCACCTGTTTGCCATATCTCAATGGAACATAATATCAAAGGTCCATCATTTACTGTAACGTCAGGATGTGCCTCTGCTAACCATGCAATGACACAAGCATTCCATATGGTTAAATACGGTATGGCTCCTGTTATGCTTACAGGCGGTTCAGAAGCAATTCTAAATCTATCAGGAATGAAAGCATGGGAAGGTTTGCGTGTTGTAAGCCCAGGTTACTGTCGACCGTTTTCTCTTGGCCGTCAAGGTATTGTTCACGGTGAAGGCGCAGGCGTATTTGTCTTTGAAGAATATGAGCACGCAAAGGCACGCGGCGCAAATATCATCTGTGAAGTATTAGGTGCAGCGTGTACCGCAGACTCAAGTGATCTTGTGATGCCTGAAGTTTCAGGATTGATTAGATCAATGGAAAAATGCCTTAAAGATGCATCAATTAACCCAGATCAAGTTGATTATATAAATGCCCATGGTACAGGCACAGTTCCAAATGATAGAACTGAAATTGATGCTATCAAACAAACATTCGGTGACCATGCTCATAAATTGAGTGTAAGTTCAACCAAATCTATGCATGGACATTGTATTGGCGGAACAGGTGCAGTTGAATTGCTTGCGGCAATCATGGCAGTAAATGATGGAATTATTGCACCAACAATTAACTATGAAGAACCTGATCCTGAGTGTGATCTTGACGTTGTACCAAATACCGCAAAGGAAAAGAAGGTTAATGTTGCAATTAGCAATAACTTTGCGTTTGGTGGTTTAAATTCAACTATTGCTATTCGAGGTATGTAATGCAAGAACCATATGACAAATTTGTAATGAGAAAATACCGTGAGGAAGATCAACGTCAACTCAAATGGGATAAGCGATTTATGACAATGGCTTCATTGATGGCCTGTTGGAGTAAAGATCCTTCGAGTAAAATTGGTGCTATAATTGTTAATGATGAGCGGCGTATCCTAGCAACTGGTTATAACGGTTTTCCTAAAGGTGTTGAAGATACTGAAGAACGTCTTAACAATCGAGAATTGAAATATCCGTTAATTGTCCATGCTGAATCAAATGCGTTAATGAATGCTCTTTATTCAGGTGTATCAGTTAAGGATGCTACTATATACGTTTACGGTTTGCCAGTTTGTCCTGAGTGTGCAAAGCTTATTATCCAATCAGGTGTTCGTCGAGTTGTAATTAAACCAAACACTCCAATGACTCCACAAACCTGGGTTGACAGATGGGATGAGCAATCAGCTCCTATGTTTAAAGAAGCAGGTGTAATGGTTTCCATTGTCGGTGACCGATCAGATGGCGAATAGTCTAACTGATGTTTATGTTGGGGTCAAGAAAGATGATCCTAACCGAAGAACGAATGATTTTTACCCAACACCTCCACTCGCAACATTCGTTCTCACAAAGTATTGTAAACCACCAAGAGATATAGTTGAACCATGTGCAGGCCGTGGTAACATTTCAGTTGAGCTTGCACGGAATGGTCACAATGTTTTAAGTTATGATCTCAATGAATATTCCGATTCTTTATGTAGCATAAATACTTCTTATGATGCAATGGAATTGCCAAAGCCAACAGGTTTTGATGGAGTAGTGACAAACCCACCATATCATAAAGACTTGCCGCGAAAGATGGCGGAAAAATGGATAGGTGAATATGACTATGTAGCAATGTTTCTACGTTTAACCTTTTTAGAAGGAAAAAAACGAAAAAAGTTGTTTACAAACCACCCGCCTAGTGATATAATATTTCTATCGGACCGAGTTCAATTCAAAAAGGATTCTATTGAGCCGATTGAAAAGAAACATCAAATAGGTGGTATGATTGCTTATGCGTGGTTTGTTTGGGATAAGAGACATACATGGTCAGGTCTATGCAAACCGCAATGGGTTAACCTTGAAGATGAATATGACGAGTGGAGATTAAATTATGATAAATGTAGTGATACCAGCGGCAGGAGAAGCAACACGCCTTAAACCGCTAACGTCAAATTGTAGCAAGGCTATGATCCGTGTCCACGGTAAACCTACTATTGAATATATTATTGAATCAATTTATAAGAATGCTGATCAAGTTGGACAGATCGTTATTGTTGATGGTAAGCATAATGATATTCGTGACTGGGTTGAAAAATCAAAATATAAAAATATTAAATGTGTAAAACAAGGATCGTTAAATGGACCCCGTGACGCTATTGCTGTTGGTATTGAAAATTTGGGTAATTGGGAATGTCCTCTTGTTGTTTGGTTGGGTGATGCAATTATCCTTGAAGAAAATATGCCATTGGGTACAGACTTCCTTTTAACAAAACAAGTTGAAGATCACTTTGCTTGGTGTATGTGGGATGGTCAAAAATATTACAATAAACCAAAAGAAAACATTGATAACGCAACCGCACTTGTAGGTCTATATAGTTTTGCGTGTGGGCAAACTGCATCCGTTGCTTTTTGTGAGAGTAAAGGATATGATATTTCCGATGCACTTGAAGATTATGGTAACTTTAATAACGTAAGTACAGAATTGTGGTATGATATTGGTGATATTGCCTCATACCATAAAACTTGTGCTACATTGTTGACACTAAAGGCACGTGAGTTTAATTCGTTTGAATATCATGCCGATCTCAATATGATTACAAAGGTTCCGACTGCAAATAACAGTTTTGCCACAAGAACTATTATGAATGAAAAGAATTGGTATACATCACTGTCACCTATTCAAAGCATGCTCATTCCTAAAGTATTAAAAGATGATTATTCCCTGACCATGTCCTATGAGTCAGGCATTCTGCTATCTGATCTATTTGCTCATGAGGACATATCAAAAAGTACTATACGGTATTTGATTGAAAGAGTTATACTTACAATGTGGAACCATTTTCACCGTAAACCAACTCTTGAGTTTACTGCTAATTTTCCTGACAATGCAAAAAAGATGTGGATTGATAAAACAGAAGAACGATTAGAAACTGATAGTCCGTATTACCGAAGTGTTGCGGAACGCTGTTTGAAAAAGGCAAAACCTGTTGATGCTATGCATGGTGACTTGCACTTTGGCAACATTCTGTATAACCCATATAATGATGCTTTTACATTATTGGATCCACGAGGATCTTACGGTGATTATATAGGTATCGGTGGTGATTATCTTTACGATATGTGCAAATTGTCACACGACCTATATCATGGATATAGCGAACTAGTTACGGGGCATAAATACCCCACAGCGGTTCGGGAATGTTTTTCTGAATTAATTAAAGAGTACTTTCCTGATGATTATAACGAAATCATTGATGGCGGTGCACTGTTAATCGCAACTTGTATTAAACTTCACTATGATTGCGAAGACAGACAACAAAGAATGAGAGATTATATTAATGAGTACGCAAGAAACAATTGTGGTTGACATTGACGATACTATATGTTACCCTAGACATAACCAAAAAGAATCAGAACAGAAGTATGCTATGGCTCTACCCAATGAACCTATGATTGCAAGTCTACAAAAGGCAAAGTCAAAAGGTTTTCGGATTGTGCTACATACAGCACGCAGAATGTTGACTCATGGCGGTGACATAAATAAAATTATTGAAGACGTCGGACAGATTACAGTCGATTGGCTAAAAAAGTACGACGTTCCTTATGATGAAATTGTTTGGGGTAAACCATACGGCGTTTACTATATTGACGATAAAGCAATGACTCCTGAGCAATTCGTTAAAACTATGGAATGGATTTAATTATGAAACATATTGCCTTTGCCAAAATTGGTAAATCAGTAAAGCTAAGGACAAACAAATATTCTCCTGTCGGTGGTGACAATGAGGCATCTTGTGTTCTTCGTGCTATTGCAAACAACAACCCCGATAAAATATTTTATATTGTAGGAAGATCTGACTTCGCTTCATTAACTGAAACGGATAAAGCAGATCTGTTTCCTTATAATAATGTTATTGATATTTGGGCAGAAATGAAAATTGAAAGAGTACCAACTGATCGGTATTTTTGGTGGATTAAAACATATTTTGAAGAAAATAATATCACGCTTGATGCCACGGTAATGATGGTAGGTCAAATCGGTAACGTAAGTATTCCTGAAAAGATGAAAAAGGTTCGTGAAGAAAACGATGATGGCAAACCAGCATTTGTTCTTGATATGACAAAATGGTATGTTACTCCATTGACTTTTTGGCTAAATGAATGTAAGCCGCATTATGTTGAAGTTATCAATGATCCTCGATACACAATGCGGCAAGCACGTGACTTTATGCACCTACCGTTTAAAGGTTTGAGTCAATATGACTATACCTATACTGCTCATCCAATTAAAAGCATTGAAGATCAATCACGGCAAGACATTCCTGTTGACTGTGAATACGCTGCAATGGAAACAGCATTCTGTGTTGATTACGAATATACAGAAGAAGTAAATACTAATCGTAACACTGACTTTATGGTTGTTCTTAATGAAGGCAAACCATCACGTTATAAACTCCTGAAGGAATGGGTACTCGACAAATTTGATGATGTTGAGATCTATGGCAAATGGGGTAACAGTGCAGAAGGAGATAATCGTTTTAAAGGATCAATGCATCTAAAACAATTGCAGAACAAACTACAGGATGTTAAGTTTACATTTATCATTCCTATTAAAGAAGGTTGGGTAACATCAAAGTATATTGAAATGATCCATGCTGGCGTTATTCCATTCTTACATCCGTCATATGATATGCAAGGTCACACTCCTATTCCTGAGATCTTGCGCCCAAAAACACCTGAAGAATTCCATAAAAATCTTCAATATCTCATTGATAACAAATTGGCATATGAGCAAACAATCACAGAATTGCGTAAAGCTGTTCTTAAACCTGAATATTATGACGGCAGTTTTATTAATGATAAAATCTTCACCGCATTTGATAGTAACTACAAGAGACCCGATTTATCTGGATATGAAGTTCAAAAACCAGCAACACTCGAGGCATTTTTTTAAATAAGGATATATTATGAACAAAGAAATTACCTGGGCTCCAATCATTCCGCTAATCGGCGGTCAAATGCTAGGAGCGGAAAAAGCATTCGGAAAGCCACCTGAAACAATCTATTCTTATCCTGACTTTGGAGCAAACGATAGTCATTATGTTAACTATCAGACTGTAACAAAAGGTCGAGATATTGCCTATACAATGATTCCTGAAGCCGCAAAAAGATCACTTGATGTTGTCAGCGGTACACCACCTTGTGCTGCATTGTCACAATTGAATACTGCAAAGGCGCCTGACGCAAAAGGTGCAGGTTGTGAAAAGAACGAATGGATGTACGAAGTTTTTAAAGAAGGTATTAATAGGTTTGAAGCCAAAGCTATTATTGTTGAAAACGCTCCTGCACTATTTACTAATAAAGGTCGACCTGTAGCAGATAAACTATTTGACATTTGCAGCAAAGCAGGTTATAGTATGACATTATATAAAACATCAACAAAATATCATGGTATCCCACAAGCACGTGACCGTACCTTTGCTATTGGTTGGAAATCAGAAACTGCACCTATTATGGATTGGCATAAACGCCCACGCCGTAGATTTGATGAATATGTAAACGATGTCAAAGATGATGCACTACACCAAGATTTGGTTGTAAACAAAAACCTAATGGATGAACCTTATTATAATTTTGTTGAAGCAATGCTACCACCAGGATCAAATATGACAGCACGTCAAGTTATCCGTGAGATTGCGGCAACGGCATTTGGATATGTAAACAAATCAGGTAAAATTCAAGAGGCAAATAAATGGATGCACGAGACAGGACATACACGTGGTATACACGTAACTGACCATGCCATCAAAAAGTTTGCTCAAGGTTTGGGTGTTTGGGATGCATCAGTCCATGTGTTTGATGATTGTATGAATGCTGTTATTGGACGTAACCTTGCAGACACAGTACATCCGCACTATGACCGTTCACTAACAATCCGTGAAGCATTGTATTTGATGGGTTTCCCTGATGATTTTGAGTTGCTTAATGGAATGACTTCTATGAACCACATTGCCCAAAATGTTCCTGTACCAACATCTCGTGATATGCACTTGCAGATTGCAAAATTCCTTAACGGTGAACTACCTATGTCTGAAACAAACTATCTGCGTCAGAATAATCATACTGAAAAGACAGAATTTGATGTTAGAGGTACAAGTAATCAACCTACATTAGAGGAGTTCTTTGCGTGAGAAACGATCTTATAATCGACTTTGAAACATTCGGAAAGGATGCTAATAAATGTGCTGTAATCGACTGCTCGGTTATGGTATTCAATTGGGATAAGTTTCTTGATGATCCATACAACTTCAACGATGTTGTAAAAGCAAAACGATTTAAACTTGATGTTGTTAATCAGGTTAAAAAGTATGGATTTGAAGTCGATGCATCAACAGTTAGTTGGTGGGAGTCACTAGGTCCTGAGGTGCGTAGGCATATCAAACCAACACCCAACGACTTAACTGTTGAAATGTTCTGTTCAGAGTTTATGGATTATTTGATTAGCCAACCAAACATTACATATTGGTGGTCAAGATCAAATACGTTTGATCCTATTATTCTAGGTCGTTTGTTTAAATCACAAAACAAACTTCTACATATGGAAGAATACCTAAAGTTTTGGAGAGTACGAGATACACGTACTTATATTGATGCAAAATTGGATTTCCCAAAGATCAATGGTTTTTGTCCAATCAATAATACAGAAGTGTGGGAAAATAATTTTAAAGAACACGATAGCTCATGGGATATTCTTGCGGACGTTATGCGTTTACAGGCAATCCATCGAGCTGAAAATGATATGGAGATGATATGAGTAATAAAATAGAAGTAACAGTTGAGGAATTACGAAAGTTTTCCCTCTTCATAGCAAGTCCGATGTATGGTGCCCAATGTGCTGGCTCATATACAAAGGCTTCAACAGATTTGGCTATGATGTGTGCTGCAAATGGTATCACCGTAAAGTTTTATTATTTGTTTAATGAAAGCCTTGTACAGCGAGCACGTAACTATTGTGTTGATGAATTCCTAAGGTCAGAATGTACCCATATGGTCTTTATTGACTCTGATATTGGTTTCAATGCAAAAGATATTCTTGCAATGCTTGCGGTTAACATTTCAGATCCTGAGAATTATAATATCGTAACAGGTCCTTACCCAAAGAAAACAATTGCTTGGGAAAAGGTAGCACGTGCTGCCAAAGAAGGTCGTGCTGATAAAGATCCGTTTGAATTAGAAAACTATACTGCTGATTATGTTATGAACCCGGTTCAAGGACAGGCAACATTTAATGTCGGTGAACCAATGGAGGTTGCAGAAGCAGGTACAGGATTTATGCTCATCCCACGTGAAACATTTACCAAATGGAAAGAAGCATATCCTGAGATGGAATACAAACCTGACCATGTTCGTACTGAAAACTTTGATGGTAAAACAATGATCCATGCATACTTTGATTGTATCATTGACCCAGTGTCAAAACGGTATCTATCGGAAGATTACTTCTTCTGCCGCAAAGCACGTGATATTGGATTAAGAATTTGGACTTGCCCATGGATGCAGTTGCAACATATTGGAGCATATGTATTCAAAGGTTCAATGGCACATATCGGTTCACTCGGTGCACCACTAACTGCTGATAAAACATCTCAAAAGGCAAAAAAGCCATTGACAAAAAAGCAAAAGCGTAATAAAATAAACAGATAACACAATGACAGGAGTCTTATATAATGCAATTTTCTGACCGTACTCTAACTATTCTGAAGAGTTTCTCTACTATTAATAAATCAATCTTGATGCAACCAGGTAGTACATTGAAAACAATTACACCTGAGAAAACATTGCTCGCAACAGCAACAATCCCAGATCAAATTCCATCACAAGCTTGTATCTATGATTTGTCAAGATTTCTATCAATTTTGTCACTTCATTCGCAACCGGATGTAGAATTCCATGATAAATACTTTATTATCACAGAAGGTAAACAGCGCACACGTTATGCGTTTGCTGATATCTCTATGATTCATACACCACCTGAAAAAGACATTCAGATCACGGACGCTGACGTTGAAGTGGCGGTATCGTGGGAAGATATCCAATCAGTGGTGAAAGCAGCAGGTGTGCTTCAATTCTCTGAAGTTGCATTTGTTGGACAAGATGGCAAATGCTATCTTAAAGCGCTTGACTCATCTACCGAAAAGGCTGATGATTATGGTGTAGAAATCGGTGAAACATCTGATACATTCAAAATTATCATCAAGACTGATAATTTGAAACTCCTACCTCAGGATTACAAAGTTACGCTTTCAAGTAAAGGTATCTCTGAGTTCAAAGGTAACGAAGCTACATATTACGTAGCAATTGACACAAAGTCGACTTATAAGAAAGGGTCCTAAATGGAAAACGAAAATCAAGAGCAAGAGAAGGTACAACTCTCGCTACAAGATATCGCAACAGTTGTTCAAATGATTGATGTGGTATCACGCCGAGGCGGTATTGAAGGCCGTGAATTGGCAGGAGTAGGTATGCTCCGCAACAAATTGGAAATGTTTTTGCAACAGAACGCTCCACAAGGTGAGGCACCTCAAGGCCGGATGGCTATGGATGCGCCTGCTGATATTCCGGCAGATGCACCGCTCGCTGATAAAGTTCAGTAAAAACTTCGGGGGTGAAATGCCCCCACCTTATTTTTATATTATGAAATGGTGATTAAATGGCTGTAGATGCAAAAGCAAATGAAGTATTGTGGGTTGAACGATATAGACCTCAGGTTATCGAAGACACAATTCTTCCGCAAAAAACTAAAGATATGTTTAAAAAATTCGTATCCGATGATAGTATTCCTAATCTGTTATTGAGTGGTGGACCAGGTGTTGGTAAAACAACAATTGCAAAAGCAATGCTCGAAGAAATGGGTTGTGACTATATTGTTAAGAACGGATCATTGAACGTAAACATTGATACTCTTCGCTATGATATCTCAACATATGCGTCAGCGGTATCACTTCAAGGTGGCCGTAAATACGTTATCTTTGATGAAGCAGATTATCTAAATGCTGCTAACGTGCAACCCGCACTCCGTAATTTTATTGAGGAATTCTCATCCAATTGCGGTTTCATCTTTACGTGTAACTTCAAAAACCGTATTATTGCACCACTCCGTTCTCGGTTATCAGAAGTTGATTTCAGTATTGAAACCAGTGACCGTCCTAAACTTGCGATGCAATTTATGAAACGAGTTGAGGCAATTCTTGAAACGGAAAACGTCGCTCACGATAAAGCGGTAGTTGCAAAAGTAATCCAAAAACATTTTCCTGACTTCCGTCGTGTTCTAACTGAACTGCAATCATATGCAGCTTCAGGTAAAATTGATGAAGGTATTTTTGTTAATCTTAAACAAGAATCAATGGATACGCTGTTTGAATTACTCAAAGCAAAAGATTTTACCAATATGCGTAAATGGGTTGCTAAAAACAGTGACCAGGATATGAATGAGATGTTCCGTCGTATCTATGATATGTCAAACGATAAAATTGAAATGAGATCAATGCCAGGTTTTGTTGTAACACTTGCTGACTATATGTATAAGGCCAACTTTGTAGCTGACCTTGAAGTTAACATGGTTGCATTCTTAACTGAAATTATGATAGAAACGAGTTTCAGATGAGTGAATGGATCAAAAAACTAATAGGCATACATACTTGTTTTAATTGTGAAAACACTGTTAATAAGAAAGACATTTATAGTGTTGACATTGATACCGCGGATGGACCGCTACACCTAAAGCTATGTCAAAATTGCGCTGATGATTTTGATGATATGCTTAAAGATCTTGAGGAGAAACTAAATGGTCAAAGAAATAACACCCTTTGATTTTATGAACGCGGCATCCTTCTCAAAGGATGATTTGATTGCAAACCATGAAAATCCTGAGATGGCAGAAAATCTATATGTTCCATATATTGTTAACCGTGGGTTTACTAACTTTGAGGATTCTATTCTTCACGCAAACGAAATGAATCAAAGAGCACACTTATTCAAAGATGCTCAATTTCAATATTACCGAGGTGTATTGCGTAAACGTAAACGGTTTAGCAAATGGCCAAAAGCTGATAAAAGTAAAGACCTTGATGCCATTCAAGAAGTATACCAATGTAATAGAACAATTGCTAAACTCTATCTCAAAGCATTATCAACCGCTGATCTCAAAGAGGTACATTCCAAATTGAGCACAGGAGGGTAAGAAAATGATAAATATTCGGATGGTCATGAGAGCATCGCCTAAATAATAACAATAATAAAGGTGCTATCGTTATGCAAATTGAAGAAAACATTTTTAGAGGAGTCGGTATTGAAATTACCCTACCAACGCAGGACAGCTTTCTAAAAATTAAAGAAACACTCACGCGTATTGGTATTTCATCTCGTAAAGAAAAGAAACTATACCAATCTTGCCACATCCTACACAAACAAGGTCGCTATGCAATTCTACACTTTAAAGAATTGTTTATCCTAGATGGTAAAAAGGACACGTTTATCGAAGAAGATAATGCAAGACGTAATACAATAGTTAACTTATTGGAAGAATGGGGTTTGGTTAATATTGTGAACACTGAAAAGGCGCAAGACCCAATTGCACCTTTAAACCAAATCAAAATTCTTTCACATAAAGAAAAAGATAATTGGATACTTGAAGCAAAATATAATATTGGAAAGAAATAATATGAATGTTTATAAAATGAATGAGCGTGCTACAATGCCTGAATACGCAACGGCAGGATCAGCAGGTTTTGATGTAGCAGCCTGTATTGAACATAAGCAAAGACTTGTTGCTTACAATACATGGAACAAGAAGTTGGATATTGTAGTGAAAGGTGTTGGCCAAAAACCTGATGCCTTTCAACTACCACCAGAGATGAGAGTACTCGTCCCTACAGGTTTAATCTTTGACGTACCAAAAGGTCACGTTATGAAGATGTATATTAGGTCAGGTACTGCACTTAAAAAAGGTTTAGCCATGGCAAATGGTGTTGGCATAATTGATTCTGATTATGTCGAGGAGTCGTTTATAATGCTCACTAATTTTAGTGATAGTCTTATTACTATTGAGCACGGTGAGCGATTAGCTCAATGTTTAATTGAACCAACAACAAACATTGAATTAAATGAAACCAACGAACGTCCAGAACAAAAAACCGAAAGAGACGGAGGGTTTGGTAGTACTGGAGAATAGGAAGATGATATGAAATATCTAATACTACTTACAGCACTACTTGCGGCACCCGCTGTTGCCCAAGAATCGAATTTCCCACCATTTTATGCAAAGCAAAACTGTGCCACGATGCAAGAGATTGCAGAAATTGCTAAAGAGCATGAAGAACCGATATTGTTTAATGGGCAAATATTGAATATTCATGCCTCAGGACAAACCATCAAAACTGAATTTGTTTTCACGGTTAATCAGGATACAGGTTCATGGACTTTAGTTTCATTATATCCTAATGGTATTGCCTGTATGGTTGCCAATGGAAGTAATTTTGAGCCTTATACTGAAAATAATTAATTAAAACCATTGACATTTTAGAAAAATGTATTATATATAGTGTATGGAATGCCGTAAAGGGTTCCTTACATTAATCTTGCTTATTTAAGGAGAAATAAAATGAATACACGCAGATTAGATACGTCTATGTTAAATGATCCATTCTTTATCGGCTTTGACCGAATGATTGACAGAATGAGACAAGAAACACCAAGTCAAGCAAACTATCCCCCTTATAATATTATCAAAACATCAGATGAAACCTATGAATTGCAGTTAGCAATTGCAGGCTTTACTTATGATGATTTGGACATTGAATTGAGAGATGGAACACTCACTATTGATGGAAATCAATCTCCCAAAGAAGATGAACCTGCTTACCTACACCGCGGTATTTCCGCACGTAACTTCCGCAGGACCTTTACATTATCGGATACGATTGTAGTAAATGGTGCAACACTTGATAGCGGTATCCTTACGATTTCACTTGAGAACGTAATCCCTGAAGAAAAGAAACCTCGTAAAATTGAAATTAGTAATGCTGCATCTGCAGTTGAACAACTCAACGGATAATTACTATTGACAAATACTTAAATTAATGTTATATTGATTCTATAAGTAATGGTCAAACCCTTCTTGGGTTTGACTTTCAACACACACGGAGAGTACTATGGATAATAAACCAAAGCCCATTGGATGGGCAACTACACTGACTGAAATTAGTTCAATCCCTAAAGATATGTGGGACAGTGTAATGACAATTGAAAAATCCCCACTACGAAACTTAGACCCAATGGTAGGACATATGATCTTTCAATGTCTGTTCTTTATTTGGTCTGGCATATTTGCTCTAATGGTAGGAAGCTATGTCGCTTTCGGTCTTAGTGCTGCATTCCACCTATTGCTTATTAGTGGTATTACAATTACAGTTGTAACATTTCGTCAAGCTGAAAACAATCCTGAGTCTCTTAATAATCTTTTGAAATCTGGTCGTAAATATGACGGTCGTGCAAACGGCGGAGAGCATGAATAAAGTATTGATGTGTGATCCACCCAGCGGATGGAAGTATGGATTTCCTAAACCATTGCCAACGGAGGTTCACAAGAAAAACAATACATTAGAATGGTTGTTGAGCGAAGGTTATCCACAGGCAGAGATTGACGCATGTGGGGATCATTTTTATGTTCGTTATTGGGAGATAGACGATGAGTGAACAAACAAACTATTGCACAACTAAAGGACTTGGTTGGGCATTATTGATTATCGTGCTTATGCTAACTGCTTTGCCTGTGTTAATGACATTAGCAATGGTTGGTGTTGAAGACTATGCTAAGTATTGTAATATGGCAATCCATTTGCCTTGTTTTGGTCTGAATTAATGCATATCGTTAGGAAAAAAGACGGTGAAATTATTGCTATAGCATCACGCAAAGAAGATGCTATTGCAATTGCTGATGGAACACAAGTTGATAAGACTGACTATGTTGTTCAGGAGTCGACTAACCAACAAGAACTTGCTGAAGTTTACCGTTCCTATTATGGAACAAGATCACTATGAATGTAAAGAAGTAAAGATAGGAAAAAAATGAAAAATCTAATTACTGCTAGCCTTATGGCTCTTTTCGCAACAACAGCATACGCTGAAGATATTACTGTTGAAATGTTGAATAAACGTGACGATGGTGCAAAAATGGTGTATAGCGAAGACATTTCTCGTATTGATGTAGGTGATACAATTACCTGGGTACCAACATCAAAAGGTCACAATGTAGAATTTGTTGCAGGACCAGATGGTTGGAAAGCACCAAAGAAATCAAAACTCAAC